GAGTTCATACTGCGTTATAAAATCTTCTCGGAATTCTTTCCTGTCAGCGGTGTGTTTCCGCTCCTGATACCACACCACAGCACAAAGCAGGAGGAATCCGAGACCAGCAAACCCCTGAGTTTTCAACAATTCAAGAATAAAATTATAAAATTCTTTGTCTGGCATAAGCGTCACGCAGGGGGCCAGGCGGGGTCAGCGGCAACATTGTACGCCTCTACCAACTCTGCTGATAGGTTCTGCAACGACAACTCAATCATATCAGATGCGTTTCGTATCTCTGTGATTTCATCCCACTTCACTTGCATCAGCGCCAATTCCTCAGACTCATTTTCAGTAATGACACCCATTGCCCCCCGGTGTGCCAATTCCGTTGCCCTGGCCAGCATGTTCATCTGTTTCCATGCCGGTAAAATGGCACAAATCCTGCGGCTGGCTTCTCGTTTTATGTTAGCAATCTTATCGGCGATCAGCACGACACGCTCGCCATCAACATACTCTTGTTCTGTTGGCTCAACGCTTTTTTTGTCGTGCCACGTTACCACCCCGCCCCTGATCGTCCATTGCGCCCCCGGCCGGATCGTGTTTAAAATCCTTGCTTTATCCATCGCAGTTTCTCCTTTATGCTCCGATTTCAATCAGTGTTATGTTGGACTGATAATTGTATCGCTGACTGTAAGCAGTAACAGTTCCATCTGTTGAAAAACCTACAGTGTACGACTGCGGGGCTGCGGTGGCTGGTTCATCTAAAACCATAAAAGTCATGCAGCCGTCGAGGTATGATCCTCCCGTTCCTACCGTGCGTCCCATTCGCATCTGTTTTATTCCTAGACTCGTCCCGCCAACAGCTCCCCTGTACAATTGCCAAGACCCCTCGACAACATCATCGTCCCCGGCCTTGTAAATTGATGTAGACATGTCAACCAAAACCAGGATTGTACTGGTCGCCAGGGTGGGAGTAATCGTTGCCGTAAGTGTAGTGGTGACATACGAAGTCGAGGTGGTTGAGGTTTCCGTTGTGGAGGATCCAGGAACAACCTGCAAAACTTTACCACCGGTAGCTTCTACGAGAGGTGAACCGCTTGCTAACTGGATATTCCTTATTTCACATGTGGAGTCGGTGATCATATACACGTCAAACGTGTCATCCGCCGCGGTGGTAATACTGGCTCCGGTCTGTCTAATAATCAGATTGGTACCGTGATGAGTAATTTCACCAGCACCCAACGCTCGGCAATGATACGTAACCCCGGCAACCCCGTTAAATGCCGTAATCGTTGCCGAAGTATCGCTAAGAGTATGATTGAGGGTGGTGCCCAGTGTGGTAGTGGTCGCTCGTGTGGTGGCGGTGACTGCCTGATTCACAAGCGGGACGTTTCCGGTAGCGACTCCGGTATCGGTTATTGCAGCGGTACCTGATGCAATCCCGGATCTATAAGGAGTATAGGCTCCAGTCGTGATGTTGACACTCGCTAAGATCACCCAGCCAAATGTTGCTGTGTACTTTTTTATGTACTCGACCGGGGTTGTGTTGCTGTCCTGCCAGGTCATGCCTTCAAAAGGGTTGTCTGGGGCAGTAGTACCCCTATTCGCCGATGCAACTGCGGCAAACATCGCATCTAACTCAACCTTCAATTCCGCCATCGTCAGTGACGGCCCGCCTGTAATTTCATAATCAGTAACTTGACTCACACAACCACCTCCCCGTAAGATTGGGCTATACCCGAAATGCTTCGTTCTACCGGGCTGCCGCTGTTTGTGAAACTTATGTCAAACCCCGTTGCATCTAAGTTCGTAATACTATATCTATCGCCCTCTTGTCCATCAATTACTGATAGACCAAGACCTTTTTGGTCAAGGAAGGCAAAGAATGCCGGTGCAAACTCCACCCTTGACCCAATCGAGGCTACGTCGGCATAAAAAGTGTAAACCCTGTCAGGCATATCAATTACAAGTGTAACTCCAGCGAGAAGGGGTGTCACGCCACCACCAAGGCTCGAAAACTTAACGCGGCCCTGGAAGGCTCTTGCACTGTAATCCCCCACAATCAGACCAGTCCACTCGGACCAGACAGGAGCAGCCGTGGGGTCGTCCGCAGTGTATCTGATTTCAATTCCTGCAGAAAACTCGTCTTCGGAGGCACCATAAAGGTTGTCTGAGTCATAAAGGCTGGCAAAGTCGTACAAGTTTAACTCCAGATTGACCCCGGTCAAATCCAGAGATCCTGATACCCTGGAGGTGAAAACGTCACCCAGATCAACTCCTGCGTCGAGGTAATAATATCCAGTTGATTGCAGACCGCCGTATAAATAAAGGTTACCAATGTCATACAAGTTATCGGCAGCATACAAATCTCCGGCTGCCAATAAAATTACCCCGGCGATCTCGGAAGCGTAATAAGTGTCTTCCATTTCTCCTAGCCAAGTAGGATTCTCGTTTGTGATACTTTCGATTATATTTAACCCTGTGAGCTTTGCGATAGTTGTGATGGCTGCAGCTGCAGTCTCTGATTTGAAACCTGCCAAGTCAACAGCTTTTACAAGATATGTCCCAACTTGCGCAGGGAGCGTCGTCGAGGTGCCTGACACATGGGGATCAACGTCAATCGCAGAGTTCCAAGTTGCCCCGGATATGGCCGGGGACCACCTGACTTGGTAGTGAGATAGGTCAATAACCACAACCGCACTCCAAGAGATATGCGCTTCGGCCCCAACAATGTTTACAGCGAGACTTGTCACGTCAGGTGGACGTTCTGTTTGCCCCACAACCTGCTCAACCCTAACCTCTGTCCAGTTCGATACAACTCCATAGGCAGTCAATGATCGTGCTTGTACCTCATATATGCTCCCATCAACTACTGGCCACAAAGCCAATGTTGATTCGCTCACATGCGAAGACCCCACGTACATCCATTCTTCATTGCTCTGCAACCTGTAACGTACCTGAAAACTGTCGGTTGCAACATTGCCAGCGCCTGCGGCCAATGCCACCAGCACACGAGAGACAAGCCTGGAACCTATAACGGTCAGAGCGGAGGTGCCTGACTGTATACTCAAGATTAACGGGGGCGGGGGTGGAAATTTTGTCACGTCCCCGCCAATTGAGATATTAGAGTCAAATACAGGAATTGTCCCGGAGTCCGCAGTGTAAATTGCAGGGCCTTCATCCACGCAAATCAGCTTTGCCGTGTAGTTCACATCCCTATCGACTCCCTTGATTATCAAACGAGTCGTTTCCGTGCCTACCTCACCAAAGATAGAGAGATCACCGACCTGAATATTTTCTGTGGTTGTTTCTGTAAAAGCAAATTCATCGGTTTCCCCTGGGTCCGCAGAGACTGCCCTTACGTAGCTGGTGCCATCCTCCAAACGAAAACGCAAATTGTAGGATTTGCCAGATTCTACCACAAGGCGTTCGTCAAGAACAACCCCCACCTTGACGCCGCCGTCCGAGAGGACTTCCTTCACTCGCCCCCAACCGAGGCCCCACATAGGTACGTCATGGGAAACCAAAATAAGGTCTCCACGTTGGCAAGCCAAATGTTCTAAATCGCAATTAAAGGCATACTCTTCTGGGCGCAACCCCAACTGTGCGATGTGAAACCTGCCAAACTTCCAAACCAAGTCGGGGTCAGTAATTCCCGGAAATTCCAAACCCTCAAAATGAGTTGCGTTACTGGCAGAATACCCGTCATCGTAAACAATCCGTTCATCCTGCTGAAAATCCTGATCTTCATTAATAAACCGCACACGCCAGGCGTGAGGCTTAATTGTCAGCATTCTTGATGACTCAAAACCCCATGAATTTCTGGGTGTGAAGTGCTGACGAATAGGTTTATCCGCCTCATCCATCATGACCCCCCACTTACCCCCAGATAACGAAGGAGACGCTCTTCCTGCCGCGCATATGTCGGCGCAAGTTTCCCACACAGAGGATTGGAAGTCTCTGACCATATTGAAAGCATACCCATTATTGGCACAAAAATTGTAAAAATCAGCAAGATTATCCTGATCAACCTGGGCCTCTGATCTCCGACGTTCGTTAGCCGGGCCCATCAAAACTAAGCGCATCAAAGCGGCAGGATTGTTAGAAACTGCCTCCGTATCCCAATCTACGCCGTCCCATATATTTGCGTAACTTGAAACAGTCGCACTGAGATTAGCAATTGCACCCGATAGCTGATCTGTAGCTTTAATTCGTAAAGCTGTCATTGCCAGCGGCTGCCGAAAATTAATAGGAACCCCCACTTGAAAAGTCCTCAAAACAGTCCAAGTAACCTCATCCATAATCCGCGTGCTGGTAGAATCGGGTGTAGTGCGCTGCATGGCAACCTCATATTGTTCGCCATTGTCAACCTGCCATCTATACCCGACGCGCACCGTAGTAGAAGTTGCTCTCGTAACAGAATTAATCTCTTGACCTGTGATGCTGATCCACCCTGCGTCTCCCACCTTCCTATATCTTAATTCAACAGCAACCGTAATGGATGTACGAAGTCCGGCATCATCCATCAAAACCAGACCTTGAGGAAATACTATATCAACACTGAGTTCATCTGCATCTAGCTGGCTGGTGCGCTGAACCCAGCCAAGTGCACTTGTCAGCCTGACTCCAACTTGATCTTGGTACACGTCGCTGGGGAAAAGTGTTAACGCCGGATCACCTGTCCTTCCTTCAACTGTTTCAATCTCGTAACCCTGATAACTCGTTAACAAGGTTTCGCCAATTTTGATATTTTCAATCTTTAACGGTCCATATCCCCAGACGACCAACATCCTAAGGTATTCATCATTTCCCAACACTTCAGAGTAGGTCATTGCCCCAAGCGGTGGAACTTGTTTGTGGATACCTAGGACAACGGGGATAACCCCGAATCGGCGTAGATCATTGCTACCTCCGTTGATTGAGTAAGTCGGCGATTCTGACGAATCCCTCGCAGCAGAATTATTAGATAAGGCAGAGGGACGAATCGGAGCAATAGCGTTGATAAGCGCCATACCTGCGTATGAAACTGCTGCTGCGGCAACCACTGATCCTACAGCATATCCAATAGTGTATCCCGTGGATGCCGCTGTAGTAGCAGTTGCAGCGGTGCCCATCATGGCGCCAAGTTTTGCTCCCACTAATGGACTCAAATAGTGTGCGGCCACTGCAACAACAACAATCGTTAATAGAGTTCTTACGGGACTTTTGCCTCCACCATCCCCACCACCCCCAAGATTGAGAGAAGTGGAGACAACTATATTTGTTCCTGCTGTGGTGATTAGGTGTGGCCATCGATCGGGTATGATCACTTCACCGTCAATCATTACCAGAGCGCTGTTCCACCACGCTTCAGGTACACCTGCCTTCGCATGTATGCTACGCACGACCTCCAGCACAGTGAGGCCTGGGGCGACCTCTACGTAATCAGGGGTTGAAAAGGCAAATGGACGTGTGGTAACTAGCAATGTGATTCCTCATAACGATAGTAGCCCGTTATTCTGTCTTTCCAAACCAGACTATTCAATGGTTCGAGCGTTGATTGGGTAGTTTCCATAATATGGAGGAAGCTTCTTCCAACAACGAGGCCCACATGGGAGGCCAGTTTGCCCTCAATCCTGAGCCGTACTACGTCAAAATCTTGTGGTTTGACAACCTGCTCCCACTTCTTACTCTCCCTTTCCATCAAAACTGCAATTTCCTGTAATTTTTTTCGTGACCGAACATTATAAATACCGGAATAAGCCGGGAGGGTGATCATTTTTTGCTCTTGGTAGACTAAACATATTAGCCCCCAACAATCCAAACCTGCACGGGAGCGACCATCAGGTAGAAATGGAAGTCCAATATAGTTGTCTGTAAAGTTCATTAAAAACAACCTGGAAACTCGCTGGGATTGAACACAGCAGCAGGATAAGGTTCATAGATCAGTGTCTCCAGCATTAACTCACCGTGTATCGTATTCGCGTTGATCTTAACATTCACCAACAGAAACTCCGGCCAGGAACCCAAAACAGTATCAACATCCGTATTTAAAACAATATCTACTTTAATCGTCGGCGGTGATGTTAAGCTCCTGATAATGGGTACCAAATCACGTCCTATGTTGTCAATCTCCATCTGCATGCCAGAAGGGCCTTCGTCAGATTCACCGGGTAGGGTTATAGAAATTGGAAAGAAAAAGTACGTATCGCCGTTTGAGATCGTTCCATATATTAATGTTGAAGCTGTTTCCTCTACTCTCTCTGTGGGATCAGTTGAAATCAAGATTGACTCAGAGAGAGAGTCGTGATCAATCGTTATTAATAGGATTGGAAAGACCCCCGTCTCCTGAGCGTAAACTGCCCGAGTGAAATCAATCGAGGTTATTCTCATGGCAGAATTTCCAATTTTAGAGACACCTGCCAATCAATTCCAATAGCTGTCCACGAGGGCGGCTCGACAAACCGAAGCTCAGCAGACGCTTCTGTGATCGGATCTTTCCAAGAAAATCTCAGCGACCCACCAAGTAAAGTTGTATTGTAGAAGGTCCGCAGATAACCCAGTTGAGCCGTGGTTAATTCGATTTGGCCTTGTACTGGTTGAACACCGGCGGTTGCTCTTCGCCGAACTTTGGCAGGTCCAACATCCATCTCAGTGCGAATAGAAACATTTGCACAAGACTGTGAATAACCGCTACGCAAAAGTGTGTCAGGAATTGTAACAGGCCAAGCCGCAACCGTCATAAACTTACCTCGTCACCAAAACTGGCTGTGCTCCAAAACCAGTTCTTAATGACCTGTTTGAAGCACTCCCAAATTCATTATTTTTCTTGCCTATAATCTTGTCAATCATAATCTCAAGATTAAACCCGCCCCTCCCGTCTGGAGTAGCCTTCGTTTCGACCTGGTTATCAGCACTGTTGTTATTGTAGATGTTCACGTTAATCCCACCGGAGCCCCCTCCGAACGCTGACACTCCTAGACGCCCGCCTGGCCCTCTCTCCAAAGGCATTACAGCTTCCGGCCCAGCCTCCCCCATTAAGCCGCCGCCTGATGCAAAGCGAGACAGTCCCCCGTAAGTAAACGCTGTAGGAGAAGTTACAATTTGATTCGAATAACCAGATATCCCTGAAAAAACCTTGCCTTTTGCTGCCACCATCTGCCCTGCCGGTAGAGTACTCGTACCCCCTCCCGTCATAGGGGTACCTCCCGAAGCCGACGAGAGGTATAAATTAAGACCAGCTATCGCGGCGTCTGCAAGAGGCCCAGTAACTGTCTTTTGAGCAGAAATTCTGATCATGTCAGATATAATTGAATTGGCCAAGTCAGTAAAATTCAACTTACCTGTGAGGACAAAGTTAACCAAAGCATCTTCCATTTTTTTGAACGCGCCACCCACAGTCTGCCCAACATGCGTAAATACATCAGACGCCTCGTCCTTGTATTTGTTTAACGCCAGTTTAGCCCCCCTAGCCCAATCCTTGCTCAGTTCTTCTTTATCCCTGTAAAATTTCGTGGCCAATTCAAGCCGTGACCTATTGGCCTCAAGCTCTGCTGTGGCCAGCCTTTCATAACCAACAGGCCGAGTATCCTTGAGCTGCTGGATCTTATTAGCACTGTCACGCTCAAGTTTCGCACGCTCGCGGGTAATTCCTGCCTCTGCATTGCCCATGTCAGCGGTGAGCAATTCAATAGCGTTGTCCTCTTTTATGCCCCTGAGAGTCTCCTGGAGTTCGTGCACCGCACGGTCAAAATCCTTGGCCTTAGCCAAATCCTCTGCCCCAAATACTTTAGGGGCGAGGTTCC